TGTTGCCACTGAGCCTTTTTCAAGTTGGACACCTGTGATGTAGAATGTTGCACCTGATGTGCCTACTACTGAGACTGCGCCTGTAGCTGAAAAATAATTACCAGCAGCCCACGCACCAGCAGTGCTACTAACTGTAGAGCCAGACCCCAAGCTAATGCATAAAGAAATTCCTGTCCCATTTGTAGTTAACCAAGTTCCAGTTGTATCCCCAGCAATAGTGATTGAAATAGTAGTCCAAGTGTTTGCAACACTAATTGTGTAGCTAAATGGGTATGAACGATTTGCTGCGCTGTTACGCAATGACCCGCCAAATGTTCCAGTTAGCGAACTGCGAACCCAAAAAGACAGAGTTACAGTAGCTGCTGATGCAGTTCCCCACGCTAAATCTGAAACATTTAAACCTTCAATTTTTTGTATTAAAGTAAAACCTTCACCGGTCCCAACTGTGTAAGCCGAACTAGAAGTTGCACCTAAATAATTAATATATCCAGTTGTTGGTGTTACAGCGCCCGCATTTTGTTGAGCAGTAAATTTAGAAGCCGCACTTGCCCCAGCAAGCCATCTGTCAACAAGGTATTGCCCATCAGTAGGAGTAACACTAGCCCCAGCATTACGCTGGTCTATGACCATGCCTCCGTTGATAATTCTGTTTTTGAAGCCGAAGGTTGAGCCTGAGCTAAACTGCCCTGTAACCGTTTCATTTGGTGATGTAATCCCACTTGTCCCATCTAAAATTATGCTCATGTTAAGCGCTCCTTGCTAGAAAGGCTTGGAAGTATGTGCCATTTGCAGCCCCGAGAGTTAGTGATTGGGATACTGATTGAGAAGCCCACAACTCAACATAATCAGTTGAGCCATTCATATAAACTAAATAAGATATTTGAGCGGTGTGGAAAGCCGATGCTACCCCAACAAAACTTCCTGATTTTACAGAACTACCGTTTTTATAAATAAACGGTTGAATGTAGGCATTACTGGAACCGCCTTGTACACTACCAATGACTTGATAATACCCAGCTACATTAGGTGTAAATCTATAATTTGTTGCGCTATCGAAGCAATTAGCAGTATCAAAATCTTCTGTTTGAAATTGAATTTTTGTGGAGGAACTTATAGTCTGCGCTGAACTCTGATAAGCACTAAACGCTGGAGCTGCTGAAGCACCTACGGTCAAACCTTTTGCTAACGTAACATTCTGCGAGGCATCTATGGTTAGTCCTGTAACACCTGCTGTTTGTAATTGTAATATTCCACTGGCATCAGCAGTTGTGATAACACCGCCTCCGCTCGCTGTACTTGCGTTAATTGTTGAACTCATAGCTACAATACCACCCATCTTTGTGTGCTAGGCACAGTTACGACAACACCAGAATTAATTGTTACTGCTCCAACACTTACAGCGTTATAGCCAGCAGGGAATGTGTAAGATGTGGATACGGTTTTGTTGTTTAGTACAAAACCATTAGAGGCCGATACAGTTGTTCCTAGTATATCTCCTGCAACCTCTAACTTTTTACTAGGACTACTCGTCCCGATCCCGACGTTGCCTGCGTTCAAGATGGTTAGGGTTTCTACGCTAGCCGTCTTATTACGGATGTAGCTGCGGTTCGCAGCGGAGGCCAACACCCACTCGTTACCGGGGCCGCTCCACTGTATGGCAAACTCGCTAGAAGCCGAGTTGACCGTCAACCTCTCTGCGGGGCTGCTGGTCCCGATCCCCACGTTGCCTGAAGCATTTTTATACAACTGACCTGAGCCTATGTTCAGTATGCCTGTAGATCCTGTGAGTGTTCCTGTGTAAGATATGTTGGCTGCGTTTAATGTTCCTGTGAATGTTGGAGTTGCACTTAATACAACAGATCCAGTTCCAGTGCTTGTGGTTACGCCTGTGCCCCCTGCTAACACAGGTAGAGTACCTGCGGCTAAGGCTGATGATGATGTTGAATATATAGCATTATTAGCTGTGGTAAATGTTGTTAATCCTGTACCACCATAAGTAGTACCAATAGTTGTACCATTCCAAGCGCCATTGGTAATAAGAGTTGAACCGCCTAAATTTAAGCTGTTAGTTCCCCAGTTAACTTCCGCTGGGATCATACCAAATCTACCCCATTCACCACCGACAGTACCGTTAGCTTCAAGAAATACTGTAGCATACCCACCAGCAGCAACTACATCTACAGTAGCTCCAGCATTATTAGTAACCGTTAAATTTCCAGTAGAGTCATTATCAAATACCCAAATAGAACCCGTGGGCAATAAAGTGGCATCGGGGAGTTTGTATGTTTGAGTTGTAGTGCCTGTAAGAACTTGAAAATGAGACGAAGCTGCTGTTAAAGTTGTAATTGTCGCACTTGAAACTGTTTTAGCCAGCTCTTGAGTAACGCTATTAACAATTATATTTTCGTTAGCATCACGCAATACAACAGAGTTTGCGCCAGTAGACGTAGTAACGCCTGTACCACCATAAGCTACGCCTACGGTAGATCCTTGCCAAGTTCCAGAGGCAATAGTACCTAATGCGCTTACGTTTCCAGAAGCATCAAGATTTACAGACTTAGTTGCAGGGTAGCTTACAAATAAATTGACACCTCCGGGAAAGGTGACAGCACTACCAGCATTACTAGACGCTGAGATCGTTGTACGGGCTACTAAGTTTCCAGCAGTTGCGTAAGTACCTAACCCACATTCCCAATTTCCAACAGTATCTGCGGCTGTATAGTAGGTTGTATTAGCATTGCCTATAGCAGTACCAAATGTTTGAAACCCTGTAACAGGCCCATTGCATGTAAAACTTACCGTTGTATTAGGAGTCGCTGTTTCCTGAACGCGATCTTTTAGGACTAAAGCCATTTAAGACCCCTTATATCTAACTGGTACAAGTAGTTGAATAAGTAACGCTGACTGTATCACCAAGAGTTGTAATCTTAGCTGTAGCAAACGCACCAGCACTATATAAAGTACCTGCAGTACTAGACTGAGTACTTACTGCACCCGGGCCTGTAACTAAGAAACATCCAGCAACTGTACCACCAGCGCCTGTAATAGTATAAGTAATTGCTGTAGCTAACGAAGTAGTTACGTTAGATGGGCTCAAACCTGTTGACGAAGCTGCGCCAAAAACTGCTGTACCTCTTACCGCTGAACCACCAACTGTATAGTTAGTAAACTCAGTCCAACCCGCATGGGATGTCATAGTATTAGCAGCGAGGAAAGTTGGCGAGCTATTAATAAGACCAAGGAAAGGTCCCACAGTAGTATAAGTAGTAGTTGTACGTAATAAGGTGTTTAATAACAGCTCTTTACCAATAGAGTTTACCAAGTTAGGAAATGACTCTTCCCATTTTAAGTTGCCGTCTTTGTCACGACATTCGACATGGTAGTATCCTTCGATACCTATAGACTCACCTGCAACTGCGTTTGTGCCCCATGCTGCTACAGCGTTATCGCCAAAGCCTTGTAATTCTTTATGCATTTTAATTCCTCTAAGAAATTCTAATAACAGCCGTTGTAGCTGTAGATGGTGGAAAAGTTACTGTAAATGTACCTGATGCAGTCTTATCTGAACCAAAGTCTAAAACAGCTACAGCGGCATTAGTTGTATCATTATATATCAAAGCGCCACGACATAGGAAATTAGCTGCAAGCCATGAGACATTATTAAAAGATATATAGGCTGTTGAGCCACCACTTGCAGGGACTATAGGTGTTAATATTTCACCTCCAGCTGTGTAACCTGCGCCTGTAACTTCATTTAAAGATGTGTATTCTAAAGTACTTGCAGTAAGCTCTGCATTAGCTGTATATAAAGCTATCTTATAAACTTGAGTTGTGCCTGTAGCAAAGTTCTCTAGCCCACTTAATAGGTTCTTTTTAAATATTGTAGTTTGCCCTTGAACTATCATAAGCCACTATAAGGTATTTTGGTTTGATTGTTTCTGTATGCGTCTCCGCGTTCCAGTCCGTCACCTAGGCGTTTCAACTGAGCTAAGGCTTCTTGGTACTTTTGTTCATAGTAACCAACCATATCGGCTTCACCTTTCATAAAGATCATAGCTTCACGCATAGCGCCGTAGAACAATACAGGATCATAGTTATCACCTAACCAGCTAGTACCAGATGCTGCTGTACTTATAGATTCAGGCATATAGTAATAATGTAATTCTACAGTATAGTTATCATCAGGTGTTGGAACTAACATTAATGAAAGCTCTGTAGGGTAAGTTAACTGTGGACCAAATATTGCGTAGTACTTAGGTAGGCCTGTAGCACTTGGATTAGGATAGGCCTCACGAATAAAACTTACATCTTTATCAATAAGATAATTATACGAACCTGAAGCATTGATTGCCGCAAGTGAGTACACAGCCATAAAGTCATTAGGGCAAGACAGATAAGGATTACTACTTGTTACATTACCTGTTACGTTTTTTCTAAGTACTGGAATCTGTACACTGTTGTATATACGGAGTTCTGCCTCTTGCACAAACAAGGGAATATTAGAGACAAACAGTTGCTCAGTATTCTCAGAATACGCTTGTATAGCTTGAACTAACGCAGCATAATTCATTGCTTATGCCATTGGACCGCGAGCCATTGTGCCTTTTGTAGCAGCACCTGTGCCTCGTATTTTAATACCAGTAGTCTTTATATCTTTTATAGGAGTTCCTGCACTGGGTACATCAGGTACTTTTACTGGTTTAATTTGTGGATATTTGTCAGATAAAATGCTCATATTAATCTCTATGTTGTAGTTACTGAACTAACTTGTCCTATTGCAACTAAGGCATTAGGGGTTAAAACTGCGTCAAACTGTGAAGCTCCACCTACAGGTGCCCAGCCCCATTCGAATATCCTAGACCCACCAGAAGGTAGGTTGTTTATGTCTAGCCCAGATACTTGATAACTTGTATCCCTACGTGGATTACGTAAAGCCTGTGGATCACTAATTGGGTACATGCCTAACTGCAACTGAGGCTGATCTGGCTCCCAGCACGTAGGGCAAACTAAAATATTAGTTATCTTAGTTTTTATAGTTAATGGTCTTAATTTTTTAAGTAAGTACTCCATGCCACAGCGATCACACTGGGCTATCGCAATCTTACCTAAAGCATACTTAGAACTCATCGGCTAAGTGACATCCGTGGAACCATACGCACTGGAGCTTTTTCTCTATTTTCTTCTGCAGCTAATTGGAACTGTTCATCATAAACTGCTTTTAATGCTTGGGCTCTTGCCAAATCCATATTTGGAAGTTTCATAGACAAATAGTAAGCTAAGCCTGCAACTAATGCAGGTAAAAATAAATAGGGTATATCTTGTGTATTAACACCATTACCAGCATCTTGCATTCTTCTTAAACGCCAGTATACAAACGTATATTGAGAGTCTGGTGCTTGTGGCGTAGGCCATACATTAATAGTTGGACTTGCTACACCTGTAGGAGTTGTTGCTCCTGATTGTCTATTTATCCAAACTTGGATAGGTTTACCTAACGCATTCTTATTAGGGATTGTCGCATAGGTGGACTCTGAAATTCTTGATATAGTTATATCTGATTGATTTTGACCTGAACCTGTGCGTATAACTTGGTCTAATAGGTCAACAGTATCAATAGGTAATGTATATGTCGCCACCCCTGTGCTAAGAACAATTTGTCCTTGCTCCACAGTCCAAAGATTTATGCCTTTGTTCCCCCATTCTATCAGGAGTAAATTAAGCGAACGCCTAGCTGTTTTAAAGTCATAACCACTACGAAGCTCAGAACCAGCACGTTCAAAGGCTTCTTCGATTATCTCTGAGAGGTCTATGTTAAATAGTGCAGTTCCAGTAGTGGTCATTTCTTAGCTCTTTTGTTTTTGGTAAGAGGAGGGAAGCTTTTTATCACTCCCCCTTTCTTGTACTCATCTACAGAATTAGGATCATCCTTACGAATGATCTTTTTACCTTTAGGCATTTTGCTTGGGTTAATATCGCCCATACCCCGTGAAGCTTTCATTAGACAAAACGACCACGAGTTTTGCCACGTTGAGCACACCCGTCACCACGAGAAGACGCTGAGGATTTAACTGAGCCGCCTGATTTATAACACGAAGTTTTAGTTTTAGCTTTAACAGATCCGCCTTTTTTCATACCTTTATTATCTTTAAAAGCGCCTTTTTTTTCAAAATAGTCTCTATTTGCGTCAATTCGTTTTTGTCTATCAGCATCTTCAGTATTTGGAACCAATGCTTTAGTTATGCGTCTAGCTTGTTCTGCATCACTTAAATTAGTATCATACTTAGGTGTTGATTTTTTAGCAGGAACTAATGCTTTAGTTATGCGTCTAGCTTGTTCTGCATCACTTAAATTAGTATCATACTTAGGTGTTGATTTTTTAGAAGCTGCTACAGATTCGCCAGCAAGGATATCATTTTCTTCATCAGATACAGTGGGCATATCTTCCCATTTAATCTTTGGATTACTTGGTTTATTGTAATATTTAGTAGCCATTATACAAACCTACCTTTAGTTTTACCTTTAGTAGCGCAGCCATCAGCAGCTTTTACAAAACCACCGGATCTATAGCATTTGCCGCCAGCTTTCATCTTTTTGGCATCTTCCATCTTCTCACCTTTAGCATATTGCATAGGAGTGATTTTACCAGATTTAATAGCTTTAGCTTCTTTAAGCTCTTCGCCTTTAGTATCTTTACCTTTAAACAGTTTTTTTAGATCGGGTTTTTTAGCTGCCATTTTACCGCCCTCGTTAAATTTTTTGCCTTTGTCGGCTTGATTAAATTCTTTAGCTACTTTTGCAGGAATACCAACTTTTTTAGCAAAGGCTGGGTTATGCGCGGCAGCTGCCATTAGATTTCTTTGAGCTTTTGATTTACTTGGCACCGCAGTTCCACCTTTTTAGTGATGCGGCTTTACGTGTAGGTTTACCGTTCTCATCTTTCATAGGTCCCGGCATACCTGACATTCTGGCGCAAAATGATTTCTTTCTTGGCCCCCCTTGTGGTTGTGGGGCTTTAAGATTAGATCCTGTAGCTGCATTATATTTGGCTCTACCTTTTGCGGTCAAACCTGCACCTTGAGATACTGGGAGTTTCTCACCTCTACCAACAGCTAGACTTGGAGCTTTCTTAGTAGCCATAACTTTAGTTCTTTATTACGTCAAATAACCAAGAAGCCGCTGCACCAACTGTTGCACCAACTCCACCAATCATCATAAACATGCGCCATCCACCTTTAGCTTCAGATAAGGTTTTACTGATTTCTTTTATGGTTTCTTTTATTTCGTCCATATCTTTAATCATTTTATCCATGTCATTCTGCAAATGTCGTATATCCGCACTGTGGGTGGCGAGCTCTCTCACCGTTTGTATTGCTGGGTCTGAGGATCTTTGATGTTCCATAACTTAGCCATACACAACAGTAACACCTAACGGCACTGTAGTAGTAGGTGTGTACCAAATACCATTCTCAAACAAAATCCCTTCACCCGGCATTAACACATTTGTTACGTTTGAATTAGCACCTGTATCACATACAAGCTTACTAAGACCTACTGCAGCATTAGCAGGAGTTGCACCATCAGAAAAAGTAGCAGTACCTGCACCTGCACCACCTGCGATAATAACGCTTTTTAACCTAACTCGTCCCGGCACCAACGATACAGCCGTGCCTGAAACTGCAGCACTGGAGTGTATCGATTTGACGTCTGTTTGCATACTCATAATTAATCTCCTATATGTAAAAAGTTAAGGGCTGTATTATGCATTATCGTTTAAGGCCGAGGTCGATCAACTCTGGCCCCCTTAAATTAATTATTAAGCTGAAATAGGAGCTTCAGCACCAGTAGATGATTTTTGAGCATATGTAACAGTAACCCATGCAGCGCCAGTTACAGCAGAGCCAGCAGTAGTAGCTACGATAGCAACATCAGTAGTACCGATGTTTATGAACTGAAGCCATTGTTTAGTAGCTGAAGTATCGTCACGACCAGCAGTTGTAATAGTAGTAGAAGTAACGAATTTGTTAGCAGTAGTACCGTCACCAATAACAAGAGTAGTAGCTGAGTTGAATACAGTAGTTGTGTCTACTTGTATGTCAATGATTTGAGAGCCCGCAGGGAGAACCGCAACAGTAGTAGTGCCCGCAGTAGCTGGAAGAGCTGCCGCTTGTAATAAAACAACAACACCTGTGTTATCAATATAACCCGGAACGGTGCCAGTAGTATCTTTAACAGTACCTGTACGGACTGGGCCTGAAAATGTAGTAAATGCCATTTTAGTTTCCTTCATAGAAAGTCTAAGCCTAGTAGTCTTCTATGCGTCAGCGGGGGCTGTCTACTAAGCCGGATTATTCCCCGGTATGTTGTACTTATACTCCACTTTATTTAGTCTTGCAAGTTTATTTTATTTGATTTTTTGCTATTCTCTTCACGAGTAATAACAGCTAGGTTCCAAGGCACATGTAGCCCACTAACAAGCTCACCACGAAGCGGTACAATATGATCTACAGCATAGGGCACTCCAGTAACTTTGCTAACTAACATAGCATCTAAATAGAACTGTTTAATTTGTGCTTTATGCTCTTGTGTGAGCCACTTAGGTGTAGCTTGTTTGTGCTTGGTTCTGCGGTGTTTGCTGTTAGCTTTTAATATCTCAGGGTTTTCTACTTTCCATTTGTCTCTATACCGTTTTCTATCTTCCAAAGGTCTTGCCAATGCTTTAGATATAACTAACTCTTTATTATTTTCATAGTATTTTTTACCTGCTTTTTTACTAGCTTCAGATTTAGGTAGTAATGCACGTTTTGCATTGGTTTCTTCCCATTCTATTTTAAGGCAGTCCATACAAGTGCCTTTAGTTTTACGTAGGGCAATGTGCCCATGCTTACATGGTAAACCTGTGAAATA